TAACTAAAACTAAACTAACTAAATAAAATGTCGTCAATTAAAAAGAACGAAATCTCCAAACAAGAGCAAGAATTATCAAAAAAATATCAAAAGAAAACAGATAAACAACACGTATTGGATAATCCAGATACATATACAGGATCAATGGATAAAACCGAATACGATACGTATATTTATGACGAAGAATCATCATCTATTATAAGAAAATCACTCACTATTATTCCTGGATTGTATAAACTATTCGATGAAGGTATTGTCAATTGTCGTGATCATCAAGTGCGTATGGATGCGAAAATCACAGCGGCTGCTGCTGCTGAAGCAAAAGATGTAGACGTGAAGCCTGTGTCACAAATCAGCGTTTCTATCAGTGAAGATGGAACCATCACAATGTCAAATGACGGTAATGGTATTGATGTCATCGAACATCCAGAACACAAGTTGTGGATTCCAGAAATGATTTTCGCGCATCTTCGCACGTCTACTAATTATAACAAAGAAGAACAGAAAACTACGGGAGGTAAAAATGGATTTGGATTTAAATTGGTGCTGATTTGGTCTACCTGGGGAAAGATTGAGACCGTAGATGCACGAAGGAAATTGAAATATACTCAGACGTTTGAGAAAAACATGGACATCATTCATCCTCCCGAAGTAAAAGCATGTACCAAAAAACCTTATACGATGGTGAGCTTTGAACCAGATTACAAACGGTTTGGACTAAAAGAATTGACACCTATGATGATTTCACTGTTTCAACGACGAGTCTATGATATTGCTGGAGTGACTAGCAAAGAGGTCAAGGTCAAATACAACGAGGAGGCGGTTCCTGTCAAAGACTTTACCCATTACGTATCGCTGTATACGGACGAAGAAAAGGTGACAGAATCGTGCGACGGATGGAGTTATTCTGTTTGTTTAAGCGACGAATTCAAACAGGTTTCGTTTGTGAATGGCATCTTTACGAACAAAGGCGGAAAGCATGTAGATTATATCATTCAACAAATACTCAAAAAGATGAACGCCTTTATTCTGAAGAAAAAGAAAATGGATGTGAAACCAGCCATTATCAAAGAACAACTCACCTTGTTTCTGAACTGCACGATAGAAAACCCATCCTTTGACAGTCAAACCAAAGACTATTTAACCACCCCTTCTTCTAAATTTGGGTCGGTTTGTACCGTGAGCGATAAGTTTATTGAAAAGCTCGCAAACATGGGCATCCTTTCGGCCTCGTGCGAGATGAACGAGCTCAAAGAGAAAAAGAATTCTAAAAAGTCCGATGGAAATAAAGTCAAGAATTTAAGGGGCATTCCCAAGCTAGTAGATGCCAACTTTGCAGGCACGAAACAATCCGCAGAATGCATGTTGATTTTGTGCGAAGGAGACTCGGCCAAAGCAGGCATCATCTCTGGTCTTACACCCTCTGACCGAAACGTGATTGGGGTTTATCCAATGAAGGGTAAACTTCTGAATGTTCGGGGCGAGGCAACGAAAAAGATTAACGAGAACAAAGAGATTATAGAAATCAAAAAGATTATGGGTCTTGAAACAGGAAAAACCTACGACAGTGTCCAGGACTTGCGCTATGGTAAAATCATCTTCATGACAGACCAGGATTTAGACGGAAGTCACATCAAAGGTCTATGTCTCAACTTGTTTGAGTGTCTTTGGCCCTCTCTTCTACGACTGGACCGTTTTATTGGTTTCATGAACACTCCCATCTTGAAAGCAACCAAAGGGTCCAAGGTTATGTCCTTTTACAACGAGTCTGATTATGAATCGTGGAAAGAGGAAGGCCAAGAAGGATGGAAGCTCAAATATTACAAGGGTTTAGGTACGAGTACAGGAACTGAATTCAAAGAATATTTCAAAGAGAAAAAGATTGTACACTTCTGTCTTCAAGACAAAGACGATGAAACCTTGGACATGCTCTTTCACAAGAAAAAGGCGGACCTTCGCAAGGAATGGCTCAGCGTGTACGACCGACACTTGCGAGTAGATACCAAAGCCAAAGACATTTCTTTAGGCGAGTTTGTCAACAAGGAAATGATTCATTTCTCCAAATACGATTGTGACCGTTCCATTCCAAATTTGATGGATGGACTCAAAGTTTCCCAACGAAAGATTCTGTACAGTGCTTTTAAAAAGAATCTGACACAGGAAATCAAGGTGGCTCAGTTTAGCGGATACGTTTCGGAAAACTCTGGATATCATCACGGAGAAGCCAGTTTGAATGGGGCGATTGTGAACATGGCGCAGGACTTTGTGGGGTCCAATAACATTCATCTGTTTTCGCCGAATGGTCAGTTTGGTACTAGGTTGCAAGGCGGAAAAGACAGTGCATCGGAGAGGTATATCTTCACCAAATTGGAGAAAATTACACGAACCCTTTTCCCAAAGAAAGACGATTCTATTCTCACCTACTTGGACGACGACGGGCTACTGGTAGAACCTATCTTCTATGCCCCGATTATCCCCATGATTTTGGTCAATGGAGCCAAAGGAATCGGAACAGGGTTTAGTACCGAAGTCCATTGTTATCATCCGAAACAGATTGTCAAGTATTTGATAGACACTTTGAAAAAAGAGCCCGTGGAAAAGGAGTTTATTCCTTACTATCGCGGATTCAAAGGAACCATTGAACGAGAGACCGAGAAACGGTTCCTTTCACGCGGCGTATACAGCCTCAAGAAAAACATCGTGGAAGTGACAGAACTTCCGATTGGGACATGGAATGAGGATTATCTGATTTTCCTGGACAAACTGGTAGACGATGGTATACTCAAAGATTTCACAGATTTGTCCACCGATAAAGTGGTGCACATGAAGCTGGTTTTAGCCAAAGACATGGAAGGCGACGAGCTGGTGAAAGCCTTGAAATTGTACTCGTATTTATCTACTTCTAACATGAACTTGTTCAATCACGAAGAGAAGTTGGTGCATTTCAATGAAGTGTATGAAATTTGTGATGCTTTCATGGAACAGCGACTCGGCTATTACCAAAAGCGAAAAGATGCCTTGGTGAAACAGTTGACGGAAGAAATTCTCCTATTGCATAACAAGCATCGTTATATTCAAGAATTGTTGGAAGAGACCCTGGATTTACGAAGGAAGACCTCCGTGCAAATGACCGAACTCCTGACAAGCAAGTCTTATGACAAACAAGATGGAACCTTTCACTATCTTACCAAAATGAGCATGGACAGTGTATGTGAAGAAAACGTGGACCATTTGAAGAAACAATACGAGACCAAGCAAAAAGAATTGGATGAGACACAGGCGATTCCCAAGGAAAAGATGTGGATTCAAGAGTTGCAAGACCTAGAGAAAATGTTATAGATATTGTTTACAACGATAACATAAACGTTTATAAGGATAATCTATAGAATTGTACATTTTTTCATGCCCACAAACTAGACAAGTCAAATAGCTACACATTCTACACCATGTATAGGCATGGTTACACATGTATGAAAGAGTAATCAATGTTTAAACGGGAATAAGTATGAACTCTCAATTATTCTTCTATCTATCCTATAATGAATTGTATTTTTGTCTGCATATTTGCTCAAGAAAAATACCTAGACCTTTTTTATTTGCTTCTGGAAAGTATCCTTCTCTTTGGAAAGATAGAAGACACCCATCTGTTGGTCTACACCACGACAGCCTTTATGCAAAAGATTCTACGTAGCCCTTTGTTCAAAGATTTCATTCGGTTTGAAATCAACGATTCGTATCATACCATAGATGCAGCTTGTAGAAGTCGTCTAGATTTGTTTGATTTATCTATTCAAACGTATGATAAAATACTCTATTTAGATACAGACATTCTCATCAAGGGTGACCTGAACAAAGTATTTGAACTATGTAAAGAGGATGTGTTGTACGTCTTAGAAGAGGGTTCTATTGACAGCGATACGGATTTTTGGGGAAAGACCTTGTTCGGAGATGAAATCCATTTGTATTCAGAAAAGACCGCATTTACGAGTGGAATCTTGTTATTTAAACAATGTGAAAAGATAGAGAATCTGTTTCATACCATCAAAAAAGATATACGTACCCGAACCTATTCTACTTATTTTTACGACCAGCCTTATATTGTCTATCATGCATTCAATTCTGGGCTATATAACAATAAGTTATTATCCTCTATGGCGGTTAACAACGACGAGAATTTAGATAGTCCTATCGTCATTCATCATTTTCCAGGTACACCTGGTCTATATACTCATAAATTGCACACGATGACGTCCTTTTTGAATAGACTTAAATCCAAACGAATCCATTATGTATGGGACAAGGGTATGGTCTTTTTCTTCTATTTAAAATAATGAGCCATCTGAACCCCCTTGTGTTCAAAGTAGCATTTCTCATAGAATGGAATCAGGTCTTCGGTACAATCTAGAATGACTTTGTAACAGGATGCAGAGGCCAACTGAACAAGGGACCTTATCAAATATTTTGCAATACCTTGACCGCGATAGTCAGGCGAGACAACCACATCTTCTATATGTCCAACCTTTTTACATCCATGAATGAGTTTTGTCTCATACAATAAAGTGGCGGTTCCATGAATAAAGATTCGTCCGTCTTCTATCGTATAGGCGACCAGAATGACACCACTATCTATAATCTCTGTGACACATTTTCTAAATGTCTCCACCGAGACAACGGGTGCTACAGTAAGGTGAGACAAGAGACTAAAATAACTATCTATTACGTGTTGAATAGTATATTCACTACAAAGAGTAGACAAGCTGGTATAATGCATCTATGTATTCATCCTAGATATCTTTAAATTAAAAAAAACGTTTAAACTCCACCGTCGTATCTTTGTGATAATAAGCAGGATTTGCCAAGGGGACTACCAATGTGGAAATGTCTTTTTTGTATTGGATATAACTTTGTATTTCACCATAGATACGTGGTATACAATAAGAGATGACACGAGAGTTGAGGACTTCCACTTGATGGGTAAGCTGGTCGGGTTGGTTTATACTATATTGTAAAAAAGTAGACCGCATAATAATAACCAATTGGTCTCTGTCTTGATTATCAATCACGTGAGTATTGTTTGACATTTTATAAACCCCTGCTTTAATTGCATTTTCTATAATTTGAACATTTTTAGAAGAAAAAAATAATTGAGAGAGTTCGTTGTTTTGAAGCGTATGTTTGAGGGTATTCATATAGTTTGTTTTTGAATTAGGAAGAATTTTATCTTTTAAAAACAAGGGAGTTCCCCCTTGATAAGAAAGTAGGTCCACACGTCCATTAGTTTCCATTGAACTATATAATATTTTATTTTTCCATTATAACATGGGATTTTATAAAAGTGTTTTGATAGCATTTACGATTCTATTGGTTATACTTTTGGGTATGATAGCTGTAGCCATGTCAAATAAATCAAATTCACTAACCTATCCAATGTCACAATCTAATTGTCCAGATTTCTATAGTGTCACACCTCAAAACTCGTGTATCATGGAAGAATCGGTTTATTCGTCACGGGAACCAGCGTGTAAGACGGTGTATCCAAACAAACTAAGTGTTCTGGACAAAAAATTATGGGCGTCTAGTTGCGGAGTTGCTTGGGACGGAATAACAAATAGTTCAATTATATAAATATAAGTAGTCGTATTAAGTAATGACCTCCCAACAATTAAAGATTGCGTTGAAACAAAATAAACCAATCTATCTTTACGGTAAATCTGGAACAGGAAAAACAACCCTTCTTAAAGAACTAGGTAATGCAGTCTTTGTCTCTATTCAAGATATTCAAGAATTTGATGATTTGTATAAATTTATTCAACCCAGTATTGTAGATATATTTCACAAAGCTCCTAAAAAACAAATATGTGTCATTGATAACATTGATTTTTTACATACACATGAAAAGAAAATGATGACACAATTTTTGAAACAGTTCAAATTAGAAGAAAAAAACAAAAAAAAACGGTCTTTTTCTCTTATCATTTGTGGGACAAATTCATATGACAAGAAAATTAAAGAATTAATGAAATTTTGTGTTTGCATACAGACCAAAACAGGTTCTGATATTTTATACAACCAATATGAAAAAAGTATACAAACCAATATTATGCAAATCATGACAAAATCCTTTCAGGACGATTTCATGATTGAAAATGAAAAAGCAACACAGGCTCTCCTGTTTCACGAAAATTTAATAGATGTTATTCAACCAGAACATTATCCTTTTTACAATACCATTTTAAAAAATCTATGTATTGGTGATTATTTTGACAGGATAAGCTTTCAAAAACAATTATGGATATTTAATGAAATGACATACTATATCAAACTCTTACATAATTATTACTTGTATCAGGAATCTAACATTATGCCAAAACGAGTCTCTGAATATAGATTTACAAAGGTTCTTACAAAATACAGCAACGAATATAATAACAATACCTTTATCATTGGTCTTTGCCATAAATTAAACTGTTCCAAAAAAGATTTATATTATAAACTAGTTCGTAAACAAACCGATGACTTTACTCCGAACGAATTGAATCGCGTGCTTTTATATTTTCAGTTAAAAGTCTAATGTATTCCTTTTTACTATTCAATTCTTTTTGAAGGAGGATATTCTCTTCGGTCTTTATGCGTAACAGATTCAATAGCTCGGGTACATTCACTTGTCTCGGGTCTCGCATTTGATTTTCGCGTCGCTTAATTTCTTCCAATACATCTGGTTTGTATTTTATTTGTCCTTGTTCATACTGCTCCAACAAAGGGTCTAGTTCCTTTGTATAAAAAGAACGAATCTCCTTTTGTTTAATAAACTGTTTTACTTTCATAGAAGATTCTTTACAGACTGGGCTATTGACATCTATTAAACGTTTCTTATCAAATGTATTTTGATTGTGAGAGAAGACAAGAATGGTCTTGAGAGGGTCTAGCTGAATGAACGGAATGGTATAATTCTTTAAGAAATGTTTTTCCTCACCAATCACGGCATGGTCTTCATACGAAGTTTGCTTTAGCAACGCTCTCTTGAATGCAAACGTTCCTGCGGTTGAATGATTTGGACCATAAGGACCAAATTTATACATTTTTTGAAGACCATTGAACCATATATAGAGCTCACTGGACCCCGCACAAAGTGCAGTACAAGAGGTGAGCTTAGACACTGCATGAGACACGCGCTGAGGTGGATAGTAATCGTCATCGTCTATATAGACAATGATATCCTCGTCGTTTTGAAAACTACATTGTTGATGCATAAAATTTCTCTTTTTTCCAAGAGGCATTTTATCCACAGAAATATACTTTACAAAGGGTAAATGAGAGACTAAATCTCCAATTTTATCTGTTCCATCGTCTACGATAATCCATTCTATTTTATCCATAGGATAGTCTTGGTTCAAGATATTGGAAATAGCCCCTTTAAAAAAAGGACGGCGATTAAACGTGGGTGTACATAAACTTACCCTTGGCAAATGAGTCATTCTGTAAATTCATTCCATATGTTTAACTACTTTTTGAACATAACATAGAGCCCCACGAGAAGAATGATGATAAACGTCATGACAGAATAGGTATGACCCAATACCTCTTTTACGTGTAAGATTAAGAACATTAATCCAACGAGCACGACCGAGGTACTTGTATTTTTTAATATTTCAGTCACAGAAGGCTCATTTAAGAGCTGGAAAAAAGAAAAGAAAAGATTGAAACCAATATAAGTTCCATAGCTCAATCCAATTAAAATAGGTATCGTGATTCCTAAAAATGAAAATAGAGTACGAATACTGAAATCCTTTTTATACATTTGTTCTATCAAGTCAAAGGCATTCATTCCTTTCGACAAGGACTTCGCGATAAAGACATATTGAGAAACCGAAAAGAAAAAGGTTAAAAAGGCAATCACCGCAACCGTCGTATTCATCGGAAACAAACAGGATTTACCCAACGTATAGGCTGTACCCAATAATGACGTAATGACCAAAATACTAGTCAAGGGCAAAATCACAGACAAACAACAAGAGATGATTGAAACTATCAATTTTTTCATTTGATTCATTAACATGGATTTCATATCTTTCTCTTCGTCCAGTTTCATCTTTATTTTCTCCATCACCACGTTGTTCATGGAGCCAACCCCCAAATACATGTAATACAAAAGTAAGGCAAAGGCAATGATGGTGATTTGCTTACTTAGAGCACCAATCACTTTATTGGATAAATAACCAAATCCTGTATGAAGCATCGCAAGTGCCGAACCACAGTATAGATAATTATAAAACACTATCAAATTTACAAAATACGTGATATAATCGGTTGTGCATAATTCAGTTTTAAAACACTTGGCATAAAGCATGGAACTTAAGGCAGGTACGCCACTGCCATCTTTTTTCATAAAAGCAGGATAAACTACTTTCAAGATTGCTTTTATGTCATCGTCTAGTTTGTCTAAACTCTCAAAGAATTTATCTTGGTCTGCTCTGTTTTTAGGAACACTATGGATGGATACAGGTTTACACAATCCGTCGTCACCCGCTACGGTAGGGTCATAATACGTGTCTTCGTTAGGTTTTGGCTTATCATAAAAAATAAAAGGATATTTGGTCACATCCGTAGGATAGATGAGTTCACTTGGAACTTTCAACCAACAACTAATAGAAATAAAGAGTGCCCAAAAAATAAGAATCACCAACATGTCCATCAATAGTTTATAGACGATGATACCCATCGCGTTAAAGGGACTGTCTTTGAGTAATTTTATCTTGGACATTTCACCACTCAGAGAGCTTTCCAATAAGGTCGCATTATTGACAAACGTAGTCGCTTGATTTTTAGTCGTGTCTATCGTATTTATCGTATTGTCCAACAAAGACTTCATCATAGCATCTTTTGGAGGAATGATTTCAATCTTACCATAAGAAATAAGTTTTACAATTTCTTTATCATAAGAGGCACCTTCGCGGCTTGCAAATAGATAGACGCTTTTACTAGGGGTTGTATACTGGGTTGAGTTAGAATTGGTGAGTGTCTTCTTTGGAAAAATAAACTTGAAGACCCACTTGTCATCATTGACCGTAGCCTCAAAATGTTTAGTAGGTTTTTCATGATATATCGTATTTGGATTTGATTTCACAATGACTGTAGTACCATCTGTTCCAACAATCGTGAGGTCTTCTTTGATAGTGGACCCATCTGAAGGTAAAGTACCTGTCATAAAGTTGGGAATATTAAACCTAATCTTTGTCATACTATAGGTTATTATTTTATAATGAGAATTTATCTTCTGTTATTCCCTTTTTACTTATAGTCTGAATATGAAAGGAATATTACCGAGCATAAAGCAGTGCTGCTTGTCCACTTATAAATCGTAGTAAATTATACCTTTCCTCGGATAGATAAAAATCATAATTGTAAATATACAAAGAATCTTTTTGTGTCGTACCAATCACCTTTCCTTCTGTATCACATATCACTTGGAAACTAGCATTCGGGTCTATCGTGGGTAGAATCGTAGAGACGTCTAATTCAATCGTTTTAAATTTACTTAAATTAATGGCACCCGAAGGCTGTAGTTCAAATGGGCTTGTATTCAAACTAAAACTATAACAATAAAGAGAATCATTAGACATTCCGTTAGAGTTTTTATATTTTTCTATTAAACTGTAAACACCAGGACTCAATGAAATTTCTCTATATTTTCCATCAAACAAAATAGAGAGTGCCAATAGGATTTCTTTTACATTTCTATTGGATAAGGGTGGACTAATATAATAACGTGTGGAACTGGTTCGGAGTGCAGTACTGGTAGACACGACAAAATTAGCTCCTGGACCTATCAATACATCTTTTACGCTGTACGAACTCTTTTCTGGTGAAACAACTACATCATCTGGTAATATATTTTCATACTCCCAATTGGTATAATTAGACCATTCGTTACGTTTAAAAGCATCATTTCTTTTAAAATGCCACATCCACAGAGACACCATGGAACTGGTTTCTATCCGAACTCGTTTATTGCCTGTGATATTTGGATGTACAGATTCATGAATATCTTTAATCAGATACCGCTGTTCGTTCGCAGCAAAAGTTCTTGCTTCTTCGTCTGTCAAAAAAGCATAGGTCGTCATTAAATGAATATCCGAATCCCAAGTGGTAGGTTTATTTCCATAAGCTCCTGCTTCTAACGTGATATTCGGGGGTTGTTGCAAGAATCTATACAATGCATGAGAATCCAGTGTAAAATTCGGTTGCACGGAGTTAAAAGAAAATCCCTCTTCTTGTGTCAAAGACGTGTCGCAAATCGTAAAAAGCTCACGAATAGGCCGTAATTCCAAAGAGATTTGTATTTCGTGATATTGAAGACTCACTAAAGGCAATGCCATTTTTACCGAATTCATGAACCAGAAATGAAGAGGGATGAATAAGGTTCTTCCACGAATAGAGGGTTCTATAGGTTCATTCAGATAAAAACTATGAGGGTAACGATTGAGCCGATTGTAGGCATATTCGGGTCTGTATACTTCCTTTTCATGTCCAATCATTTTGTAAAAGAAATCCTTCTTTTCGGAATTGAAATCGCGGTCTACCATATTCTTCAGGTATTCTCCTGAAAACTCTTGTATGGTTTGTCCGCCAATAATCACTCTGGCTTTTTTAATCAAGTTTGCGCCTATATGAGAAATCCACCGAAACTGATAGGGTCTCCAACAATCCTTGGTAGTAGAGGGTGGAATGATAGGACTCCATATATCAGGTAAATTTATCGCCAAAAAGGCATCTAATAACAGTTCTCCATGTCTTGGTATTTTAAAGGTAAGATGGGTATCTTCATTTAGCTTTAAACTTCGTTGTCCATCATAATCAATACGAAATTTTTGCATACCAAAATTAGTATATTTAGCATAGACTGTTTTAAAAAAGGTTTTG